TGAGACCAATACACTTTGTTCACATGGCGGTTAGAGTTACCGTCCTTATGTGCACATCGCATACGGACTTCATATTGTCCTGGCTCCTTTACATCGAACCGGAACACACGATAGATAGCCTTGTTTGAGCTATCCTTGATAACGCCAGTGTATTGGCTATTATCGATAGAAGTTCTTGAATGACTGTTCCTCTTAAACCAGCGGTTATCGGTCTTTTCAAGCATGGCACTTTGGCCACCATTGTTACTAATCGGCAAGGGTATCCACTCTGCAGAGCCAACTTTACGATAGCCACCTTCAATAGTAACTGATGTTTCGCTTAGTCCGCCCTGGTCGTTTGAATAATACAAACCATTGGGCAGTGATAAAGTTACTTCTAATGCAGTAGATAAGTTACCTTGCGTTTGATGTATTGACCAGTCGTTGGTAAGCTCATACGTCAAAGGTTGGTCAGCATAGTTATCATTAAAATTAGGGATAATTTCTTGGTCGTTCGTACCAAGTCTTACATCTAGCTGAACTTCCTTATAGTTACCAATAGGGTTACCGTTTAATTTAACGTCCGTTATAGCGTCAATAGGGCCCTCTCCGGCACAGTATAATAGGTTAAGATATTGCTTACTTCCGTCGCTTGTTACATGGCGAGATATAAGCATACCGGCACTTTTACACTTACCATAGGTTATAGCTAAAGGATGACCTTGGCCAATAACAGTCTGTGCACCTTGCCACCCATAGGTAGCAGACTGCTCTGTATTAGAGCTATCTGTCTTAGGTGTAGCTATCTTAGATATGATCGCGTTACCAATCATACCGATAGCCATTGCTGCTAACGTACGACCTAACACGCTAGTAATACCGAATATCGCACCGGAGGCGATACCGGCAGTTGCAATAGATAAACCAATAGATAACAAGATAGCGAATGCTTGCTTTTCAAGTTTAGGTAATACCACTACATAGGCTTCGTCTGTAGGTGATGCGGTATCATCTACTAACTCGCCATTAATGGAGTACACCCATTCGCCTGGCTCAGTGAAATATTGGTTAAGCTTTTTACCTTCAACAAAAGGCACAAGAGTCTCTTGTCTAGTGGTAAGGTCGAATGGGTTTCGAGCAATTACTAATCTAATCATTTTGAGCCTCCTTGTGCCTGTACACTCCTAATATACGTTTTCTTAATCTGTCCATTGGTACGATACACACCCCCGCATATTCGGTAGAATGTATCATCTTACCTTCGCCTACATATACTGCGATATGATCAGCATTATTACTGTAGAGGTTCATGACAATTATGTCCCCTACTTCCGGTTCCTTGACTTCGTGCCAAGGTGAGTTCATATCTGGCCAATACATTGCATATGGCTCAAGATAAATACCGGCTCTCTTGTACACCTCTACCACAAGCTCCCAACAAGGCAACTCCTTCCACGGAGTACCTATTAGGTTATTTAGAGTTAGACGCATATAAGCCCCCTTGTGGTATCGTTGGCTCACCGCCAAATCTAACGCTGTTATTTAACTCACGACAGCGTTTTAGAGTTTTGTTACATGTTTGTGCGTACCCTTTGTATCCGCACTCTACAGACTTAAATTTGAAAGGACAGTAGTCTTTCATTACTCGAACAGGTGGGAACCTACGAGAAAATGAGAAATCTGTGCCTAATGTGAACACTACCCAGTCCGCTTTAGATTGGGATGCATTAATGATGAACGTTTCTTCTAGTTCAATGATGTCCGGCAAGTTAGTATTGAATATTCGAATATTGACCTCACAATCTGTGAGGCCTTTATTCTTTTCTACTAATCGTTGGATAGTACCGGTTACATTCGCTACAGAGAGTTTAACGTTAGGCATCTGCTTAGTGTCCTCGTTAATATCCTCTAGCTTGAATGGGAAGGCTGTGTACTTCTTGCCAGCTAAAGTTAAATCCTCTGTGTTATTCACGAGGAGGATATTCCCTTCCGGATGATGTAACTCAATAGCCATTACCCATGCTCCAGTGGAGGATATCTTATTCTTTTCGATGATTGATGCAGTTGATAACGTTAACATCTAAGCCTCCTGTAATTGAATAGAACCATTCCATATACCGTAATCACTAGCGGAGAAGTGGAGCTGGTCAGCAAACCGTACTCTTACCTTCGCTCGTGTCTCCGGATGAGTCCAAAGGAATATCTCTGCAGTATTAACCTGGTCAAAGAAATTCCTTAGCTTGATATATTCCGAAGTCGGTATCTTATAATTCACTGAATATGATCGTAACGCTTTTGTAGTTTTGCGATGAGTTAGCATCGTCATGTTCTCCACCTGAGCCTTACGACTTACATCCGGCGTTGTTTCATCGATAGGGTATATCGGATATCTTATGTTTGGGAATTCTAACATACGCTATACTGCGGCCGCTTTAACAGCGTCACGCATACCTCCTTTGTTTGTCATAAGACTGGTTACTACTACATCAACTATCATTTGTTCGCCATCAAACTTAGTTTCTTGTTGTGGGCTATCCAGTTGTTGACCAGATTGGTTGATGATGTTAACCGTTACTTTATTCGCTCCTTCACCGCCAATCATCTTTCGAGTTTGGCTAGCATTGTAAATGCGATGAGAAGAGTTGAACTGTAAGAGCTCTGGACCATTCTCACCAACTAATGTCATACCCGCAGGAGCTACACCGCCACTTGCAAACTTACCAAAACTATTCCCTGTAAATGCTTTACTGAAAGAACCACCACTGGCAAACGAAGATACACCGCCACGGCTAGCACCTATAGCGCCGATACCATTTGCTATACCACCAAATATGCTTTGTAGCTTAGGCTGTACGTACTGTTGGAATGATAGGTTTACGAGCATTTTAATAATGCTATTTGTAATATCCTTAAAGATATTCTTTAACCCCTTACCAAAGGACTCAGTACCAGTTGCCATAGCTTCTAAGTGGCTAGTAAATGAGGAGTTGATACTGCTCATCGTACTATCAAAAGTAGACTTCGCTAGGTCACCATAGTTCACTACCTGTAAACTGTACTGTCTAGCGCCTTCTTGTAGGCTAGTACGTAGATTACGTCCGGCAGCTTCCCATAGCTTTTGCTGTGCTTCAACGAGGTTCTTTTCCACTTGCAAGCGTTGAGTAGCGCTTAGCTGAGCCTCATTGAGTTCTCGTTGAGCGAATTCGATGTATGCTCGTAACTGTTCATTAAGTACTTGGTCTGCATCTGCTTGAGATATCCGTCCAAGCCTTACTAAATTAGATTGGTGTTCAGAGTCCTCGTTGAGTTGCGTATAGGCTAACTCTCTGATTTTCTGTTCCGTATCAGCAGTAATCTTTAGCTTCTCGGCATTAGCTCTCTTTTCAGCTAATGTCTTATCGCCTACTGCCTTTGTGTACTCACGAACGTTATCATCAATTTGAGCCTTTTGTGCTTCGGCTTCCGTCTTGAGTAATTGCAAGCGATCGCCTGTGCGTTCAAGGTCAAGCTTCGAGATTTCCTCGTTCATCTTGCGTACACGTATCTTTTGATTACGGTCAGCTTCTTCGAGTTTCTTTTGATATACTTCTTCGTTCTTAGCCTTAGCTTCTGCTACTAGATTGGAGCTTGCCAACGCTTTAGCATTTGCATTTTTAAGGGCGTCTGCAGAACCAGACATACCTACTAATTTAGACGTGTCAACGTAGCCTGTAATCGCCCCGAAATCGCCCGTAATAGACTGCTTAGCGACTACCCCTGTACTGGAGTTAGCGCCTGTGTATCCGCCATTACCGTCAGCAATAACAATATGGTTATCACCAAGTACAACGACACCGTCACCAGCTTTAGGAACATATCCGTCACCTTCTGGGTGCCATGCTCCGGCTTCTGCCGCTGCATCCATAATAGATGGAACATACCGAGGAACATCCTTACCGAATGTTTCTTTTACGCTATCTGCAAATAACTTACCGCAATCTGTAGCCCAAGTGCCATCAGCACCCAATACGTAGGCTTTGCCCAGTTGAGCGTTAGCGGCATCTAATACACCAGAGGCACTACCAGAACCGCCACCGACATTACCTAGTCCCGCTGCAGAACGGATAATCTCACGGATGTTCTTATTGTTAGTTTCGTATTGGTTCTTAGCGTTGAGCTTATCGATTTCATACTGGCTACCGTCAATCTCCAAAGATTGAAGAGTAAGACTACGAATAAGTTCATTAAGGCGTTCTACAGAACTTGCTAGCTTCTCTGCTGCTTGCTCTGCCTTTTTAGCCGCTGCCTCTTGTGCTTTGGCTGCCTTACTAGCTTCTTCATTAGCCTTGTTGATAGCTTCGTTATTGGTAAGACCGTTCTTAGCATTCTCGATTTCTTGCTCCATCTTAGCTTGCTCTTCTTCGGCTTTCTTCTTCGCAGCATCTGCCGCTTCCTTAGCCTTAATTGCAGCTTCAATTTGAGCCCCTTCTTCTTTCGTTGCTAAGCGATCATTCTTAATAAGTCCAAAGAATGAACTATCCTCAACCCAATACCGCCCATCATGGTTAGCCATGTAAGCAGAATTAGTGCCAGGTGCGTTTAAGTTCTTATGTGCTCTAAGGCCATTAACATCAACACCTAGGTCTGTGCCTGCTGTCTTAGATGCATATACCGCACTATATATGCTCTTTGCTGCAAGTCCAGCTACAGTTGCTAATGTAAGCCAAGGCCCGGCTGCTGCTATAGTAGCCAAGCGCATGAACTTCAATGCACTTGTAACAGATTGAATACCTGTGATTACTATGCTAGCTTCTAAGCCGAATTTGATAAGACCGGAAATAGCTTCCTTTTGTTCTGTAGCTAGATTGCTATAAGACTTTGTTAGATTGATTGCACCTTGTGCATATTCCATAACCACCGGCAAAAGTTCTTGGCCAATCATAATAGCCAATCGCTTGCCGGTCTGTTCCATGTCTTTCAATTGACGATTAAAGGCAGCTGACTTTCTAGCGGCTTCATCATCAATGACGAGTCCCATTGCCCTTGCACGGTCCTCGACTTGCTTCATGGCGTCTGCTGACATATTTAGCATTCCATGAAGTTGATATCCGGTTTTACCGAATAGCTCCATCTCAATCCGTGTCTTTTCGGCGCCGTCCTTCATGTTCCGTAATCGGTCTTGAACGACTTTAAATACTTCAAGGGTATTCTTACCCTCAATCTGATCAATGCTAATGCCTAGCCGGCTGAACATATCAGTAGCTAGTTTCCCTTCTGCGGATGCAACTTGCATTTTATCTTGTGCGTTAGATACAGCCTTCGCAAATTTAGCGAACGCTACAGTACTAACGTCAGTAGCTAAACCCATATAGTTTGCAACGGAGAGGAATGTACTTGCTTGCTCAGCAGTCGCACCCGTTAAGGATTGCATCTTCTTTACTGATAAGTTCCAAGCTAGCGCCTCTTTTGCGAGTTTAGAACCTACTCCGGCAATACCGGCACCCGCACCAATGGCAAACATTTCATTCTTTAACTTTGAAAACTCTGCAACTGTTCCCTTAGAGGTAGCGGCGATTTTCTCTAAACCGGCTTGCGCGTTCTTGTCGGTCAGTTGCACTATGATATCTACTACGTTATTCGACATCCTTATTCATCGCCTCCATTTCTAAACCCTCTAATATCCACATAAGACTAAATAACATCGGATTTAGGTTAATGTTATTTATCTCGGCCACTGTACGTATCGCCGGATAATCAAACCCGGCTAGTCCGCCTGAGTGGTAATTCCTTTGACTGCGTGATAGGTTATACAGTTTCATAGCCAGTTTTGAACCGAATAATAGGCGTGGTGGGTTAAAGTCACACTCGGAGCAGTCGAAGGACTGCTTTGTAGCGGTTTGTAATTCCTTACATCCCTTGCAGTACTTCGGCTTATCCGAGGACATCCACCTCCACGCCTCTTCTAGTTTTTTTCTGTTTCTTCTTGCAATTGATAAGTCATTGTAATGACCTTACCGGCAAAGTCCATTGCTTCCTTATCGCTTACAGTATTGAGTTGTTCGTCTGTGAGTTCGTATACATCTGTTAAGATGAAACGCATAATATCACGACTACGGACAATAGATGCTACTTGATCATCAACATCTACTGGACAATACACGAAGTCTAAACCAGCTTTGATTAATGCATCACGTTCAGTCCATGTAAGGGCTCTCGGTTTTAATTCTTTACCTTGAATATTCATAGTTACCTCCTAAATGAGTTAGATTAGTAAGATACTTGGCTATTAACCAATTCAAATACTACTGCGGATTGACTAGCGTCATCGCCATAATATGCTTTGAATGGAAGTTCGATATTAACGCCTTTAGGACCATCGATACCAGGAGAGTTACGTTCGTAAATCAATTCAGGCAATTTAATAGTCAAGGAGTTAGTACCTTTAGTAAGCGTTAATTCAAGACTGGACTCAGTGCCATTTACAGCTTTATTTAATAGGTCCATATTTTGGAAGAACGCTTTAATAGTACCGGACACACCGATAATACCTGTATCAATGTATGTACGGAAGCCTTTACCGCCGATAGCATAAGAGTCACCATCTAGGCCAAAGTCGATATCAAGGCTCATGGACAATACATTAGCTACAGTAACGCCACCTTCTTTTATGGTGGCTTCAAGGTTCTCGAAGGGAGTAAACACAATGGATTTAGGCGCTGTATCAAATGGTACTGCCGCCATTGTTTCTTTACATCCCATTACATCGATAGATGCAGTTAATTCAGAGTCACCACCGAAGTTTAAGGACATCTTATTCATACGTACGCCACTGAATTGTTGGTAAGTACTAATATCCTTATAACCTTGTTCAAAGGTAGCAGATGGCATATCTGGACCAATTTTAAATACGTGTTTCTTGCCGGAGCCTTGTGCTGTTGTAGTTGGAGCACCAAAGCCTAGCTTTAACCAATAGCCAAAGCCCAATACATCAACTGGTGGAACAATACTACCGGAAGTATCAATATTACCGCGACTAGGTGCTGCCGGATTACGTGTACCTCGAATAACAGAGGAGTCATTCAAGTTTTGGCTAGCCTTCAAGGAAGAACTGATAATAGGCATTATCACGCCACCAGTAGATGGTGTAGTACCGAAGTCAGTTTCAAAGGCCATTGTAAGAGAAGATTGTGCACCTTGTGCACGTTTAGCTACTGCCATGTTTAATCCTCCTAATATTCAACATTACCGCCAATTACGTGCGGTATTTCTATAGTGAGTGTGGCTTTGCCCGGATACACCGGACGCCACGAGATATTGTCTGTTTCATAGTCAATGTTAATGACAGGATAGTTAGGGTTAACTGCCATGATACATTCGATGAGTAGTTGGCCAAGTTCATCACATTCGAACGCTCCTGTGTATTTCACTACACGTCCTTCACGTTCTGCCTCAGCTCTTACTATTCCCCATACGAGTTGTAGGGTGTAAGAGTAAGAACTTGCCAAGCCCTCAGACTTGTTATCCATCATGATGATCACGCACGGGCAATCCTCTTCAAGAGGTGCACCGGCGTCATCATATCCGATGTAAATACCAAGGTCCTTTCCAAAGTGCTCCATGCAGTAGTCGGTAATCTTCTGATTATCCTTAACCGCTTCCGCCCATCTGTTAGCAATGACCGCCAGTGGAATAGTTTGCATTGCTACCTCACTTTATATGCTCGTCTACTAGATGCGAATTGAGTGCTTTTGCCTAGTGCATATTCACCGATTTTAGACTCTAGGTAAGGTACCAACTTAGGCTGTAAGGCTGTTCTCATCGGACCAAACGTTTTACGAGGTTTAATCCTAAATGATGTTTTACCCTTAGCAAGTTGAAAGCCACCGGCAAATAATGTCCTACGCATTGGCTCTGTGATTTGTTTCGTGTAACCACGTTCTATCTGTTCGCCTAATCGTTTAGCAGACGATGATAACCACCCTACTTTTACTGATTGCGACCTGGCGTCGTATTGGTAACCAACTGCTCGGAACATCTTACCGAGAGGTGTGTATCCGACTGTGGTTTCTTTAACGCCACCGGCTATAAGTTGGGCTCTGGACTTTAGTCCCCAACCTTCCCTATGCGCCTTACCGCCATCTTGATATGCACGCCTTACTTTAGCGCCGAAAGCTGCCTCGAACTGTGCCCTCATAGTAGGTGGCATGAAGTTAGCATATTTATGGCCACCAGGTGAACCGGATTTAATACCGGCCTTGATTTCCTTTTGCATCATCCACCCGACTGACTTCATAGCTTTCCTAGTCCAATCCGGTTTAGTCTGAGCTATAAATTCAAGATACGGAGTAGCAGTGTCAGTAATGGTAATTGGTGAATTACTCATGGTCTTACCGTCCTAACGTTGGCCACAATTTCAAGACAATGCATTTTAGCGTCGCTATCGGAGATATGATCTACGTACCACTTCTTACCATTGATGTAGATTACATCTTTAGTCTTAGGTAGCGGAACGTCTTTGGTTCTAATCCACACCTTAGCTTTATCAGCAAGGCCAGTTACGAATCCTGAACCTTTACCGTCATACTCACCGATTTCTACGCTAGCCTTAATCTGCTTACCTTCATATGTTATTTTTTCGCCAAATACATCGAGTAAGGCGCTTTCATCATAGGTCAGCATATGTTATACCTCGTAGAGTGAACGCGGACCGTGTGGCCCGCGTTTCATTAAAAATACAATAATTAGTTTTTCAACATTACTGTAACAGTATCTTGTGTTGCAGTCTTAGGTTCTACTGCGATACCCAATGCTTTACCACCAGTTTTCACAGCTTTACCAGAAGCGAAGTTTACTGCATCACCTATAGCGTATGTATCAGATTTATTAGCGTCTACTTTGAATACGCCAGTTACTTTTAACGCACCCATTTCATCTTTCTTAATATCTGTTACTGCTACGCCATGAAGTGCACCGGCTTCTACAATGTCACCGGCTTTAATATCTGCTGTTGCCACATAATTGATGCGGTCTGTTTCATATACGAATTTTGCCATATGTGTTTATCCCCCTAATTATTTACCAGCGTTTTTATATACACCACGGAAGTCAAGAGCACTTACGCCACAGTCAAATGCTACTTTGTATTCGATACCATCTACATCGAAGCCTTGGCGAGTTTCAAGACGTGGAGTTTCAACGCCATTCAAGTAAGTTACTTCAATAGTGTCATGTTGAGTTGCATCAGCTACTAAGTACCATGCATCTGGATCAGTTAATTCCGCATCTGCTACCACTACGAAGCGACCTTTGTAAGGGTTAACTACACCGGAGTTTACACCGTCTACTGCTGCAGTAGAGTTAACGATTTGGTATGCAACCATTTCAAGTTCTGGAGGAACTACCAAGTATTTAGGTGTAATGTTAAGAGTAGCATCACCAGTAATACCTTTTTGACGGCGCATAGCAGTAATTGCTTTCGCGATTGCTTTAACAGATAATGCTTCACCCGTACCTGCTACGTTACCGTGCTTGTTGTCAAACAATGCTACACCGTCTTGCATTTTAACGTTACCAGTTAATTGCGCATACACCATTTTGTTTACCAAGCGTTTCGCAGCGGAACCATATTTAGTAGCGATTTTGGAGAACAAGCCCAAGTCATCATTGATGATCGCTTGACGAGTTAAGCTGAACAACTTACCATATGTAGCCACTTTAGTACGAGCAGATGCTTCGCCTAAGAAGTCTTGTTGGAATTGGCCACCTTCTGGAACTAATTCAAGATTACCTGCTTCAGACAATGCTACGCGTGCAGCTTCTTTGAAGTCACGGTTAGAGCCTTTACCTGCCCAGATTTGGAATGTAGTTTCTGCTTCGTTGAAGCCTGTCATTACAGATTTGTTAGCAAGATTGGACATAATTGCTGGGAATGTGGATGTAGAGTTAATAGCTTGACGAGCCAATTCCATGTTATCGCCAAAGTTAGCTTTCACGTTTTCACGTTGTAAGGACTCACGAGCCAACTCAATCATGGAATAGCCACGCAACTCATTAGCACCTGGTGCAGCATCTGCTACAGGGATACCTGCTGCCATCAATACTGCGTCTTGTGCAGCGGCACGGAACTTATCGCTTTCAGCTTCACCCATTGTTACGGACACGCCTTTATTACGTGCACGCAATTGGTCCATTACCATTGCACGAGCTTCGTCAACAGATACGCCCATTACAATTGCTTCGTCAGCACCTTCTACATCGAAGTCACGGAACAATGCAGTAATTTCGGATGTGCGTTTACGTTCTTGCTCCATAGCTTTTTGAAGGTCCTCTTGTGTGATACCAGTTTCTACTGGTGTAGATTTTACTTCTTCAGTTGTTACAATTGCTTTTTCATCCATACGTTTTGTTTCCTCCTGTGTGTCAATACTTGTATGAATTTCCTCAGCACTACGTCCTACGCCGACAGTAGCGTCAGCTGGAACAGATACAATGCTGATTTCTAAAGGTTCCCAATCAGTTACTACATATGTGTCAGGTCCTTTGAATCTGCCATTACTGGATACAGAATCTTTGTCATCAAGCACTTCATATCGCTTGATTGAATACCCAACGCTTACGCCTTGTAGCGTACCGGACTGTACCTTTTGGAATATTGTTTCGGATTGTTCATCTGTATCAAAGCGTACTAACGCTTTACCGCGGTTATCTTCTAGCCATACCTTCTCGACATGACCTACGACCGCATCACGATCATGGTTAAACAATACCGTACCCAAGCCATTATTAAAGCGCTCAAGGTTGATGCACTCTTCATCGTGGCAAAGGATTTCATCGCCGAACCAACGGCCATATGGCGTTTCGGAAGAGAATGATAATTCTACTGTCCGGCTATCGGTATCGACGTGGTCAATAGTAGTTTCTCGACAGTAGTTGCCAAGAACACTACGCTTTTGATGTTCACTCATTACTAGCCATCAGCTCCTTCCTGTGTAGTGTCATCATCGCCCATCGTTAGCGGTTGCAACTCACTGGAATAATCTAGTAATACCCCAAGCTCCTTGGCTCTGTCTTGTTCAAGTTTCCGTTGTTCAAGAACTTCTTCCCAATCGCGTCCAGATGCTGCACACACATCTTCTAATGTTGTAAGACCGGATTTGATAGCTTCCTTATTAGCGTTAACTTCCTTAACAGGGTCAATCCATGACCACCCTGGAGCAAGCCAAGCTACCTCTTGGTATTTGTCCTTGTTCGCTAAGTAGTCAGAAGGTAATTCACCCGCTAAGTAAAGGGCGTCAATAAAGGCTTTCCAAATCGGCATACAGAAGTGTCTGATTACAAATTTCTGCATTTGACGGAATGTCTTTTGGTCCTCTAACAAGTTTTGCCTTGCAGCCGAGAAATTCCCAGATATATTACGCGCTACGATGTCAGCGCTCATACCAAGACCGGAGGCAATTCTCCGAGTCTGAGTTGCTGAATATTCACTTGCAGTACCAGCGTTACGCTTAGGGTCTGCAAACTCAATGGACTCACCAGGGCTCAGGTGTCTAACCATACCTGGTGCCATTGTGATATTAGGTCTGCCTTTGCTATCTCTTGGTAGCATAGACGTTTGTCTTGCAGAATTTTGTGAGGTTACAAAAGCACTGAAGCATGCCGCCACTCGTGCAGCAATTAAATCAGCATCCATGTACTCATCAATATCATGGATTCTACGAAGTACTAACGCCAATAGGCTTATCCCTCTAAGCTGAGAAGGGCGTTTAGGCTTGAATAACAAAAAGGCTTGGTCTGTTGTTAACCGAGCTGTATCAAACGATCGCAACCCCATCGGGTCAGTTTGACTCACATGGTAAGCTACTGGTCTACCGTGTTCGGTAACTTCAACACCATTGATAATGTTATTCTTACCGTGTGTAACACTTACTGCGCCGATATTCTCCGCTTCTATCAATTGGATGGATAAAGGTAGGTATGTACCCTGTGAAGTCTTGTTTACAAGAATTTCACCGTCATACACCATTCGCCGTAAGGCCATTTCTTGCAATTCGTAGAAGCTAGAAATACCTCTTATGTCAGCATTTTCAGGCTCTGCCCATTTGGCCCAAGCCTTCTCGATTTTCTTATTTAAATCGTCATTCAGCTTGCCGTTTCTGTTTCTAACTTTTGCTTGAGGGATAATCCCTGCACCGATTACGTTACGCAAGATTGCAATTATTGCGGACTCAGCTAAGTCACTGTTCATCTCGGCAGCTCTTGCTCGGCCACGTATGATATCTCGTGAACCTGTTGCAAGTTGTTCCGCGGTTCCATACGCTGGTTGCCAATCACTATTTAACCTATCCATAGATGCCGCATCATATTGACGTAACGCATCGCGGTAAGCTTGACGTTCATACGCACGTTGTGGACTAACCCAACTGATTACTCTATCAATAATGTTCATCGTCCACCCCATGTTACGAATGCATCTGCTTGGTAGCCGTTAGACTCCTCATGTACACGTTGCATCAAGGTTTGTTCTCGTGCATAGAGTACAGGTAAGTCAATCGTCTTGAACCGCTTACCACCAATCTGTAACTCAGAATATCCTTTAGTTTCGATATCCTCGATGACTTGGCGTACCCGTTCAAGTTGTTCATTTACATCGCTCATGGTTCACCTCCTATCTAAACCAATGGCCAGTATTCCCTATGCCTCCGCTGTAGTCCTCATATGTTTGGACCTCTTCAGTTTCCTCATAAGGTTCTGGCTCCATTAAATATTTAACGCCAGCAATATCTGCTACTGCTGCGTTGTAAGTACATGTATCAAGTAAATGGTTGACCGGATGACTGGTTAGCGGTTTCCATTGAACAGTTACCGCACCCGTTTTCACATTTCTGTGTTCCTGCTTTTCCTCTGACCTTAGATGGTCTGAGTACTCTTGCGGACAATCTTTGTATAAATGGATCGTGCCATCTTCGTTTATCGGTCGTACCATTCTTGCGAATATAAAGTCTTTCCAATAGTCTGTATTTAATACGTATAGCTTAAGTCCGCCTACAACGCCCTTCTCCAATGATGTCATTGTGTATGGTGCGGTCATAGTAGTATGGTTAGATGAGCCTTTAAGAGGGATACATACTTCCGGGAACCTTGAACAGAATTGATATACTTCGTCTGTTCTAAAGCCGGAGTCAATACCTGCTTTCATTATTTGACGAGGTTCGCCAAACTCCGATGGATACTCTCGATGAATAATGATTTCCTCTAAATCCTCCCAAGTGCTTGCCTGTCCATAATCAATAAGGTAAGACTTAACACCTGGAGCATAGGCCCTTACCTCCCACCAGAAGTGGTCAAGCTGTACGTCTACGGAAGCGATAAGCAATACTGCTTTATCCGGCACAACTCCGCTCGGATACGTAGATTCCGTAAATTGCATATTTTGTGTACTCTTAGTTTTAGCACTTCGCCAAGGTTCCGCTAGCCATGAATTAATGAAGTTCATCAATGAGGCTGGCGTACCTTTGGAAGTCTTAAACTCGTACGCAACGTCTCCGAACGTGACCCACGGCGAATATATCGACGATAAGTGATACGAAATTGAGCGGACTTTGCTTTGCGATGCATTTACCGCTACCCATTTTCCATGTCTTAACATTTCCATTTTGTGCTTATCGTGGATGTGTCCGCCGCAATATTCACATTCGTAATACGCTGTATCACGTATCATGTCCGCATTATCGTTGTGTTCGTCCGGCCATTTTATCTGCTTAAACTTGAGGGTCTGCGACACTCCGCAATGTGGACATGGCACGTAATACTGCCTGCGCTCATTTGCATTCATGAGCGCCTGCCAAATATTACCCGACTCAACGGTAGGCGTGGATACCATTACTATTTTCTTATCAACGAACGTTTTAGTACGTTCCTTGGCAAGTTTTATTGGATCCGCTTCCTTACCTGAGAAGGCGGGGTATTTGTCTATTTCGTCGAAGAACAGATACTTGATAGACCGGCTTGATAGGTTACTTGGCGAGTTCGCACCAACCAGTACCATGTAATTGCCGTTGTTGAAATCCAATTCAAGCAGTTTACTATTCTCGTCAAAATTATCACTAATAGATTTAACCGACTTAATCATCGGTTGTACTCTCTTATCGCTGGCAAATTTAGCGATAGAGTCTGTTGGGTATACCATCATAACTGGTGATTGTGTTTGGTCTAGCGCATACCCTATCATATTGAGCTCTGCTTCAGTCTTACCAATCTGTGCACCGAAGCACAGTACAATCTGTTCAATCAGAGGGTCTGTGAATTTGTCCATAGGCTCTTTTAGATATGGAGTTCGATTGGTTCTCCACCTACCCGGCTCTGCGGATATATTAGTTAGTACCCTGAAATTGTCAGCCCATTCTGATACGGTGTATCGTTCCGGTGGTTTAAATGCGTCGAGCTCTTCTTGGAACCAATTAACTTTTGGCTCTACTTTTACCGGTTCTGACTTCCGGCGTGTACTCGCCTTTGCGCGAGTAACTTTCGAGGTAGTCTTCGGCAACTTCGCTCACCACCCTTTCTACCGTCGCTCGTTCTTCTGGATCCGTGAACTCACTACCTACTCGTTTACCGAGTTTTATTAGCGAGGACTTCAACTCTAAGATGCGAGCAGACCATTCTTTGGCCACATCCGCACGAGATACGTACTCACCGTTTAACACGTCAAGTAATTTCTTCTCACGTGCTGCGCGAGACTCTTTATAGTCAGCTTCAGCAATTAGCTTTCGTGTTGCTGCCGATTGGTCTTTAGTTTTATCCGCCTTAGCTTGGCCAAGATATACGAGAACTTCACGGAGGTTCCACCAACCCGTTGCAGCTTTAGGCATGCCAGATTTGTGGTGTCTCGATATGATTTCAGGAGTTACTCGAAGAAGGTCGCACAATTGCGCACTAGATACTAGCAAATCACCAGCTTTATTGAATTTTACACGTGGTTTTTCACTCGCCATCACGTCTTCTCCTTTCTGTCCTTTGGAAATAAACTTTCAACCGTAAAAATTCTCCTACACAGAGACAAATATCGCGCGGAGCCGACCACCGCTGGTTTTATCGCTCGGAAGTACCTTTTTTATCATTCATTCTCATTTAATGCTATATCGATAAAATCTGATGAAGCAACCAAAAAGGGCTACGTGGTTGTGTCGTAGTCCTTAATGATTCCTTCTGCTTATAGCCCGTGGAGGAGTGTACAAGAAGGTATTCACTATGAACGTACCCTACAGCTTGTGGTTACGGAGGACTTTCCCTGGTTGTCTTCCATACCACGCTTGTAGGTTACCATAAGTGTTACCTCTAATTGCATATCGTCTTTATTTATTTTTAGAAAACACTTGACAGAAACTTTTGACCGCGTTCCGTTGGATTGCATAGATACGTGCCTCACTGTAGTTCATACTCTCAATGACCTCTTTCATGCTCATTCCAAAGTAGTATCTGTTCTCTAAGAATGTACGCTCAATGTCATTAGGTACCTTACATATATGTGTCCACAGTTCGTACCTTTCTTTAGATAAGATACGGAACTCTTCTGTCAAATCGTTCTGTGCTGTTTTTAGATTAAGCTGTTGCTCTGGAGTATTAGACCGCTCATCTTGTGCCTCAGCTTCAAGTCGCTGTAAGTGCGCCTCGATATCCTTCATACGTCTACGGCTATTAAGTAACCGCTGTAGCTTTCTAACTCCAGGGTGTTTACTCCCAGTACATGATCTATTCATAGGCTCACCTATACTGCGGTATCGTCACTGCCAATCAGTTCGATATATCTTGCTAGATACCACTGCGCTTTTTTTAGGTCCTCTAACTTATCGCCCTTATGACCTGCACGTGAGATGTACTTAATAACATTGCCCAAGTGGTACGGGAATTGTTGGTCTTCGATGAAGTCAATAACCTCAATCTTACCCCGTGTGTAGTGTGAAGGATGATTCACCACGTCGTCTTTCTGTACTGCGTCAAGTTCTTTTTGTAGAGTCTGTTTCAGTTTTGACTTCTTATCATCCTCCTCTTTCTTGTAAGGCTTGGAAAACGTCTCGGCACAAGTCGGACAATACTTAGGCCAACGACCTGTAGGCTTGTCTTTTCTGTGGATAAATATTTCTCCACAAGCTTCACAAGTAATCGCTTTACTATAACCAGCTTCAGGCGGTGTCATTACTTTTTCACACTCCGGGCAGTAGTCCTCGTGAGTGGATACTGTAAATGTATCTCCGCATCGTCTACATTTCTTTTGCATAGTCTTACTCCTTATACAATTCTTTACGATACTTAATAGCTTCTAAGAGGGCATCCTGCCCTGCTTCTTTACGTTCTAACGCTTTCATAACTTGCTCGTCCATCGTGCCTTTTGTTACTAGATGGTGGATAATCACAGGTTGTGTTTGTCCTTGCCTGTGTAGTCTCGCATTAGCTTGTTGATATTGTTCAAGGCTCCACGTTAGCCCATACCATACGATAATATTGCCACCGGCTTGAAGGTTTAACCCGTATCCCGCTGATGCGGGATGTGCTAATAGCATTTGGATATTACCTTTATTCCACTCGGCTACATCATCATCGGTCTTTAACTCAACGGCTTTCGGGAATGCTTCTTTAATTGCTTGAAGATCATGTTTGAAGTTGTAGAACACTAATATAGGTTTCCCTTCATTAGTTTCTACTAACTCCTTTAACCTCTCTACTTTCTCGTTGTGTACAACTACAATATTTCCCTCGTCATTATAGATAGAACCGTTGGCCAGTTGTAATAACTTGCCGGCTAGGGATGCTGCATTTAAGGCGCTTATGTCATCATCGTCTACAATACTAAGTACATGCTCACGTTCCATTTCTTTGTACAGCGCCCATTCTTTAGGACTCATTTCTACGGTAATTACGTTTTCAATACGCTCAGGTAATTTTAGATAGTCCTTAGCTTTTAAGCTCATACAAACGTCTTGGATTTTACCAAATATCGCCTTATCGGCGCCTGGTAGTAATCGGTAGCTATACACGACGTGGCCATTTGTTTTATCCGGTGTAAAGTAGCGGCATCGGAACTCGGTAAGAGTTTTACCTAATCGGTCGCCTCCGTCTAGTAAATACATCTGCGCCCAAATATCCATTAAGGTATTTGGCGCTGGTGTACCTGTTAGTATGACGATACGCTTAAAGAGAGATCTCATTTTACGCATAGCCTTAAACCGTTTAGCCTGTGGATTCTTAAATGAAGAACTTTCATCGATCACTAACATGTCAAAGGGGAATTTCTTTTTCAGTTTTTCAAAATAGTAGTCGTATAACCACTGCACGTTTTCACGGTTCATCACATAAATGTCAGACTCACTATCGAGTGCGTGTATACGTTCTTTCTCTGAACCCAACACCTTGGCCACAGTTAAACATCTTGTAGCACTCCACTTTTCTGTTTCTTGTGCCCAGGTAGATTCTGCTACCTTCTTAGGTGCAATAAGTAACACTTTTTTGATAGTAAAGCTATCATACATAAGTTTCTCTATTGCGATTAACGTGGAGATTGTCTTCCCTAAGCCCATGTCCAATAAGAGGCCATAGTGCGAATGATCAATTATCCGTTGAATGGCAATCTCTTGGTACTCATGTGGATGAAAGTCCATGAATTACCCTTTCTATGTCATCTAAAAATAACTTAGCGTCTAGCTTACCGGTTAGGACAAATACTATGGCGCCGTGCTTACGAAGCCGTGAAATCTGAACCCGTTGATTGGCCATTAACTTACCTTGTGTGGACTTTAACTCGACGAAGATAACACTACCTCCGGGAAGTATAACAATCCGATCAGGTACACCATCATTTCCAGGTGACAAGAATTTCATATATATGCACCCCAGTTTTTTGAGTTGATTTCCTAACCAACGTTCGATATCTTTTTCTATTGTTCTCACCTCGTTCTCAATAAATAATCGGCAACAGGCTTCAGCCCAGATAAAATCTGGGTTCATCGGTGTTGTGTTGCCGATATTGCCGTTTTTTTTCGTAAACATATATATACGCGTATTCGTGTTTTTTACGTGTATACGTATACAATCACTTATTCATATATTTATTATTTTTAATTAATAGTAAATAATAGGCAACATCGGCAACAAATAGGGATTAGATTAGTTAATTTCTATGCTAATCGTGTTTCCGATTTTGTTGCCACACGTGTTGCCGTTGCCGATTTTTTAACTTATATCAAAGTTCATCGATGTATAGAGATGTATAAAAATTATTTCGATATTTTTTGATATTATAAAAACCGCTAATCGGCAACAAAAATCGGCAACACTAATTTTTGCGTTCTTTTTTAATTGATTTTGCCTTTTTCTCGAGATTAGATTCATCCCTGATAAACGCTCTTTGAACGCCATATAATTTGCCAAAGCGCATCTTCCCAACGCTCTTTGAATAAGGACTCCATCCTTTAATAGATTGCAAAATGTCAATGATTTCTCTTGCTTTTGCGTTCTGCAGGTTCTTCCTGTCGCCCTCCATTACTTCACACCATATCTCAAGGGCACAAACCCTTTCCCGCTGCACTGAACCACAATAATCGTCATCGCCATAATTCCGGATATACTCCCTGCGATCGTAGATGTCTTTAGACTCCCAATCTTCAGGTAGTTCCATTTCGAGGTATTCCTCAATGAGTCCTACGAGTTCACCGCCTTCAGTATGCGATAATTGAATTCTAAGGGCTTCTTCTTCGAGTTCACCCTCTAATACGAGAGGTTCACCTTCCGCCCAATACGTGAACGCTTCCGCCCATAATTGGTCAATTTCTTCATTCGCTAGCTCCCAGGCGTTCTTAGTCTTGCGGTCCTTATCTCCAGTAATTGGCCAGAATCGGCGGTTACCGGTACGGTCCTTTAAGAACATAAGATTATTAGTAGAACCAGCGAATACACACTGGCGTGGATACTCTTCTGTTCGTCTACCGTAAGGTGAACGGAACCGGTCAGAGGTACGGCTGATAAAGGCTTTAACGATTTCATTGTCGTTCTTATAGGTAGGTGCCAATTCAGCGAGTTCATTGATCCATGAGCCCTGGATTTGTTCGAGGGCGTCTTTGGTCTTGATATCAACTAAAGAATTGTTAAACCATTTACGGCCTAACCGCTCTAGGATTAATGATTTACCTAAACCTTGAGAGCCATATAACACAATCGCTGTATCGAACTTAACGCCAGGCTCCATTACTCGTGCGATGGCACCGCACATCCATTTACGGGTAACCGCTCGGATGTATTCGGTATCCTCCGCTCCGATGTAATCGATAAATAGAGTATCGACTCTACATTCACCATCCCAAGTTAAGCCGGTTAAATACTGGCGTACAGGATGGAACTTATTAGCCTGCGTTACTTCCTGCAAGGCGTCGTCGATAATACCTTTACCCTTGATAAGGTATTTGGTGGCGAAGTAATTACGTAGGCACGCATCGTCCGTATCCGTCCAGTAAGGGGTTTCATCCTTACCTCGCCACGGCAAGTCATCAGTAACAACTAACCGGTGCGCGAATTCATCGAGACGTATACGCCCTTGTAGTAGAGGATCATATTTAAGAACCATTAAGCAGTTGAACACATCAGACTCGGGATTGCCCTTGTTATCACGTTTAAGTTTAGATAAAAAGTCTTCGTCATCCTCTGTGATATCCTCGAACTCCATGTCCGCCATACGTTCTTTATCGAGCAAGATTGGTGCTGCGCCATCTTCGTTGACGAAGTCTATCATAGCTTTGTAGCTTGGCAGTTTAGTAACTGCCGTCGCAGGGTCTTCGCCCTCATCTTTGGCACCGAATAGGTGAATGCGAACCAGGTCGAATGCATTAACAAGTTTACCGCTAATCGGGTCAGTCGCATGGTTGGAGTAAGCGAAAGTGTCGTTATCATAGATAACTAAACCACCTACTGAGCTGCCTTCCGTATATGTGTATCGGCCTTCAACTTGTGTCGGCTCATAGACTTCAGGGAGAAACTTATGGATAGCTTCTGTGATACTGTAGCACCTGCAAAAAGCACCGAGTAAACCCTTTTTCTCTAACGGGTTACCTTGCTTCTTGGCCGCATCAAGTCGGATTTGTGATTCCTTATCAGATGTTGGCCAAAGACTCGTATCACGCCAGTCACGATATGTACTTAGATACTGATCAACAGATACCAAGTCGCCTTCGCCTCGTTGATACACGTACTCGACATCCTTAGGATGGCTTGGCCAATACATAAGCCGTTCAGCTTGGTGCGTGGAGGGGTCAAAAGACTCAATCCCGATATTATCTGCAATTCGTCTTGAGACTGCCTGGTATTCATCAGGCTGCATCGCTCTATCCACAGGTATGATTACGCGATATCGTGGATTAGCATCCGTGTGACTGTGCGTACTGTAGAGTACATACTCCATATCGCCTAATTCCATGTCGAGGTCTAATATAAAGTCCTCACTAGGATTATCCGCATCAAGGGTAATCAAGTACCGCTCTTTAACAGAGCCTCTTACTCGTCTACCATTTTTAGGAATATAGCCACCTACAAAACCACCGACGTCTTTCTTTTGGCCTTGATCAGCTTTAGACATCTTGGCGTATTCAGCAGCCGTTTCGTTCGTTACAGTAGGCTCGGCCAATTTATTGGCCAAAGCACTCCAAGTCATTTTCTGAGACTTCCAGCTACGGGCGGAGCGACTTCTGCCCGTAGCTATGATGATATTTGTATCCATATTACATCGCTCCTCCCTTCGCAAATTGGATATCTCGTACATACGCCGGAACGCTTAATCCGTGAGAGGTAATCCACTGACTAACTGCCCCATTGATAGCGTGGTCTTCATATACGCCACGATTGTTTTTAAGTTTAGCCTGGTGCACCTCTACGAAGTTTTCCGAGTTATCTACAGGGCTAACTTCGATACACGCTACAGGCTCGTTGTATTTATACACACCTACAATAGCGCAAGTACCAGCTTTTACTTTCTTGATATAAGAGCTTACGCAGTTGTTAAGCTGAATACCCATATCAATGATGCCGTGAGTAGAGCCGATAGCTGTAAACCGGTAACCATTAACAGCGCCCGCAAGTGCTTGATGCGCTCGACGTTGTTGAACGATTTCGTTTTCAAACTTGTCAAACTTTTGCATTCTCGTGATGGTGTCATGTAAGCTTCGTACTTGAATCCGGCTCGCCCAAACTTCTTTACGTCTAGTTCTTGATAATTCAAAATACATATTCGCTGTATCTCGAACATCTTGATAGGACGGCGCATTCCGAATGAATAAGAACGCCTGGCGTTCACCATATTGATGACCTAAGATATGTACAAATTTACTAATGATATCTAAGTCACGATCGTTTCTCCATATTGGCCACGATTGAATATAACCTGTATCATCAGAGTTACTTTTAATAACATCTAACAATGCCTTTTGGTAGTCTCTGTTTCTAAATAACTTAGACACTACTTTAATCGCTTTCGCGTAAAAGAAAGGTCTATCGTGTAGTAACCTACGAGACCACCGAGTGTCAGGCAAGTTATGTACTTCAATCAGCGCTTTTACAAAAGGCTTGTTATTGGCCGTTAATGCTAATACATCGCTCATGCCGATTTTCTCGTACGGGAAAGCCCTGTTATAAAAGTCGTCATAGTCTCGTTTAAGACTATCATTGATTGCCGGTGCATCAGGGGCTTCTAGTTTCCATACAAGATTATGAAGAAGGTTATCTAAAGCTCCGTACTTGTTAGTAATTTGTATCCCCTGCCGAATAGATTTGACTTTATAGCCCACTACCTTGGATAGCTTTTCAAAAAATACTTCCTTTAATACCTTAGCGAAGCGTTTCAGCTCATCCTGGCAGTTATGCAGTCTGCAGTTGGGAGTAGTCACAATCCACAGTAAAGGTAAAAGACCATTTCTAAAGCCCGAAGGAGATACTGTCGACTTTTCGACGACATCGCTGCGTGAGCGTTTCTTAAGTACGATAGAAGAAGTTCTACGTTTGAAGTCGAACCGAAGAACATCAACCACATGTGACTTATATCCTTTGTAGATCATCTCTGTATCACCATCAGCGTATACAGTGTCATACTCAAACTGCACATCCAAGACATTACCTCTGTCGATTATCGATAAATCAAGAGAAATAGGAACCGTACCTCGGTATCCAACTTCGACAGTATAACCGCTTGCCTTGATTTGCTCTCCGCACATCGGGCAGTAAAATGAATCTGCTTCAGGAACTGTCACAAGTCCAAATCCGCCGGATTTCATTGGCCACAAATTACTAAAAGAGTGTCCGCAAGCCACATGGTAATGGCTTGCTGAAATGTTAGGTGTCACTTGTTTGCGCCGCACTAGGTCGTACAGCTGTGGTACTTGTAGATTGAATAAGACCTTCATAAGGCGCTATCCTTTCTTATAACAAATCGTCTAAATCGTCTTCTTCTGCAGGAGCTTCATCAACTACTACAGGCAATGTTTCTTCCACAGGTTCTTCTTTCTTCTTAGTAGTACGTTTGCGCTTTGGCTTTTCTTCTACTTTTGGTTCTTCCGTAGCTTCTTCTACCTTTGGAGCTTCCTCAGTCTTAGGAGCCTCTGCTTTCTTACCGTTTAATACCTTAAGACCTAAATCACAAGCGGCGATACAACCTTCGCAGTATGCCATAGCGGAGTCTTTGCGCTCACTCGCTGGCGCATCTTTTACAAGTTCATATAAAGCGTCGATCGCTTCGCGTTGTTGTTGAATTTGTTGTTTTGAGAGTTTCATAAGAATTGTCCTCCTAATCCTTCATGTAGTAAGGGTTCTCAAACCCTGCTGCGTTTAATATGAGCCCTTCATTCCAGGGTTCAGGTTTACACATAATATCTATAACTTCTTCTAAACTGCCTTCGCCTATTGGCGCTTCGATAACCACTTCGTCGTGGATATGGGCAACTATTTTGTAACCGGCTTTAGAAAGTCTTAGCATCGCTGCTGCTAAGCAATCTCTTGCTACAGCCTGCACAATGTTTTCGACGAGCTTTCCGCCGTAGGTCTCAACTCTGCCCCATGTATTCTTAACCTGATCCATACCGTCATACTCAATCGATTCACTACCGAACCGGTTAAGCCCGAGCCGAGGTCTTGCATAAGCAAGTCTTCGACCGGATGGTAACTCAATGAACAGGAAGCCTTTCGATTTAAAGAATTTAATATTGCCTTGTCTAATTCGTACGGGTTCTCCTGTTCTCACGACTTGCTTTGCTGCGCTGTCTGCATCTTTCCAAAATCTCGTAATTCGTGGGCTAGCCTGTCGCCACGCTTCGATGATACCCGGTAGCTCCTTTTCAGGAATTTCTCCTTTAGTGTCCATCGCTTTCATAGCACCTACACCGCCACCATACCCTAGCGCTAATTCGGCTACCTTTCCTTTTTGTCTAAGGTGTCCGTTAACCCCGTGCTTCTCGACTGGTACGTGGAACATGCTTGATGCGGAAGCGCAATAGATATCTCCACCTTGGGCGAATACATCTTGACGCCACTGCTCGTGAGCAAGCCAGGCGATAACACGGGCTTCGATAGCGCTAAAGTCGGCTACAATGAATCGGTGTCCGTCTTCTGCTACTAAAGCAGTACGGATAAGTTGCTTAATCACGTCACCAGGGTTTCCGTAGAGTAGGTCTAGCATTTCTACGTCTCTACTTTTAAGTACTTCCCTTGCCGTGTCTAAATCTTCTAAGTAGTTACGAGGGAGGTTCTGTAGTTGTACTACACGACCCGCCCATCGTCCACTTCTCATAGCTCCATAAAACTGAAGCATGCCGTGGATGCGACCATCTGAACATACAGCGTTTTTCATGGCCAAGTATTTTTTGATGGAGGAGTTACCGAGCACCTGTCTATTTTGCAGTACCTTACGAACATCAGAGGGGATATCCTGTGCTAAGAGGTTTGATACATCGTCTTTTCGCATTGTTTCTAGATCATATCCTAGTCTTGCTGTCAGCCACTCTTTAAGTTGCATAGTACTGTTAGGATTCTCTAATCCCGTTAATAGTTTAGATGACTCGGTAGCTTCATCCACGATTTCGTCGTTACAAGCAAGCGCTGCATCGACGAGTTCCATATCTACTTTCACGCCTCGCCAGTTGATATCTTGGTCGAGTAGCCAATACTCATGCTCGATAGCAGGAGGCTTTAATGAAAGTAAGCGTTTACGGATTGCCTTTTCTACTACCACGTCCTGGCGGTTGTACTCAATGTATTCCGCCCATTTTTCAGGCGCATCCTCCGGCATATTTCGTGTCTTAGGATTTGTCTTAGTTGGTTTTCGTGGTACAGAGAAGAATTGAATTAGGCGTTTACCTCTTGAGTCTTTGGCTTCTCCCAATTTCAAAGCCTTAGACACATTATCAAGGCTCGCAGGTAAACTACAGTACAAAGCTAGTACAGAGGTACATTCCCAGTTCGTGTAGTCCGCATCAGGGTAATACTTCTTTAGGCACAGCATTTCAAATGCTGCGTTGAATGCGGTCTTTGTAATTTCCTTGTTATATAAGGCATCCACTACCCTTTCAGGTAGTGGATCCTTTGTCATATCAATTACTTCGACCGGTTCGTCGTCGAAGCTATAGGCAAAGAGCAGTATTTCAAATGTCTTATCATCAACGTATCGTTGGGCCCCATATTTAATAGGGCAGTCAGAATACGTTTCCACATCAATACTGAGCTCCATATATGCCTCCTTAGATTAAATCGTCATCGTCTAGGTCTCCTAAATCGTCATCGCCGAAGTCGCTAGCAGATACGTGGACACCACCGAGGCGGTCACCATCTTTAACTTTGCGAACACCATTTAAGCCAAAACCTACACCTTTTTTACCGTTAAAGTTATAAGCGAATACGGATAATGCGACCTGCGCGTATACACCGGAGTAGATTTCTTCTTCGATGTCGAATTGGTCCATCTTGATTTTGTCACGAGTGAATACGATAGGTTGTTTATCGCTATTCGCATTAATGAAGAATTTACCAGCGTATGTTTCCGGTTGGTCAGCTACTGCTTCATCTGTGTCGCCATCACGTAAGTTCAATTTAAGGTATGCTGCTTTACCTTCTACCTTAGCTACTGCCTTTGGGTCAGCCTTAAGTTCTTCAATCGCACGTTCAAATGCTTTGATTGTTTTCTTGTCTGTTTTATCGATTATGATTTGGGAACTATATTTTGCTTTGCCGTCGTCGTTTTTACGAGGTTGTGCAATATTCGCATAAGAAAGTCTTACTACTCCAGTTGTTAATTTAGCCATTGTTACGGTCTCCTTATTTCTTAAATGGGTCGATTTCATAACCAAACCCTATTACTGTGTTAAATAATTCTTCTAATTCATCTTCGATATCAGAACGTTCATCATCAAGCCGGTTCCACTCGTCATCCTCTAACCAGGGATACTCGTAAGGGCCTAACTCCTCTTCTGTTTGATATCTGAGTTCTATCGCATCGCACCTTGCGTCTACAGTGCAGTAGCGGGTGTGCAAGCTAGTAGCATATGCAATAGTAATTTGGTAGAGCTCATCGAGGTAGTGACCACGTTCGTGGAGCTCTTTGGCAATTGCTTTTACTGTTACGACGCGCATGATTACACCTCGTCATCGAATTCATTTGCCATTGTTTCTGCGGTATTGATTGCAGGGCGTTTATCGCTTTCCGGTACAAGTGTAGGCTTGCCTTCAGGCTTGTCGATATACGCTTCTAGGTATTCAGCGACGCCTTTTTTACCAAGAACTTTTTGCAAGTTAGTGATACCTTCGAGTTCTCGAGGCTTGAAGATGACCTCTTCTTTGTAGCCGTTATCGAGTAATGTTTTAGCTGCAGCTTCTGGATCCGTGATAGTACGTCTTGACGTACCTTCCACTAATTTATATCCAGGCCATTGCTTTTCACCGGATAAGGCTTTCTCGTAAGCGAAATCATACACGCCTTTAATCCATTTCGTGATTAAGTCTTTCATCGCTAGGATGTCAGATACTTCATGGTCAGTAAGTAATTGATTGAGCTTGCCTCCATTCTTATAGAATGTATCAAGGCAAGTATCTGCTAATGCTCGGCAGGTGTGCCGTGCTTTACAGAAGTTGCAGTAATCGCACGGTGTACATTCGCCGATACCTTCCCAGGCACGTTGTGCGATTGGTTTGATATCTTCGCCCCAATCTAGTAATTCTTCGAGCGCCATTTCATCGGTAGACACACTATCGAGTCTCGGCTGAACGATCGTCATACGAATTGTTTTAATGTCGTACAAGTACTCGTTAACGTCGTAAGCACCTAATGCGTAGAGTCGCATTTGTGTATTTTCGACGGCACTAACAGGAACGCCTTTGCCGTACTTCAGGTCAATCACTTCCAGGATGCCATCGGCTACGATTACCATGTCACCTGTACCGAAGCCTTCCGGTACCCATCTAGAGAAGTCGAGCCTTGCTTCTATCATGGCTTCCGCATCAGCGGAACGAGCACGTGCTTCGTTTACCTTTTCTTCGCAAATATCGACATATCGATTAACCGCTTCTATCATTTCAGTGGAGTAGTCATCTAGCTTAGGGGCTTTTTTGCCCTCTAACTTATGCCGAAGAATTGCTTCCGCCAGGTCGTGTGCTACAGTACCTTCCGCAGCATACGGCGATTGTTCATCAGGGAACATCGCTTCTAGTCTTGCTGAGGGGGTACATACTAACCACCTGGCGCTACTGGAGGCACCAAGTAGGGCGTGTTTCTTAGCCACGGCTATTCACCCATTCCATAATCTGAATACGTTGTTCATCGGTAGCAGATGTTACCTTTTCAGCGCCAATTTCATCTAACAACGATTTAAAGTCTGTCTTTGCTTGTGTCTTGTCTGCCGCTTTGTCGATGTAATCTTTTACAGCAGCACGAGTTGCTTCAAGGCTAGGGATTTCAACTTCTTCCTTAGGTGCAGGAGCCTGTTCTTCTACTTTAGGTGCTTCAACCTTAGTAGGTGCTTCTTCCTTAGGAGAGGACTCTTTAACCGGCCCAGTCTTCTTGGGTGTTTCCTTGCCAGCGGGCTTGTCTTCTTTAACTGGAGCGCCTACGATGGATTGATATAGGTCTTTCACTTCTTGTTCTAATTCAACTGCTTTATCAACTGTGATTTTTAACTCGATCATTGTTCTATTCCCTTTCGGTTTAACTATGTGATATACTTTAAATGGATATTTTTCTATGTGCCCTTTACGCATTGCCGTGCGTTGGGGCATTTTTTTTGCGCCCAGGCATTCGTCAGGAATGCAGTAATCTTTATTTGGGCACGTTGTACAGTCTCGCAATTTAATCACCGCCCTTCAATGCGCTTAAATCTAATACCTCTCCCGTGTCAGTAGTTTGCCACGCATAGAAGTCAAGTCCTGCCGATTTTAA